AACGCCAGAATATGGCTGCTGGCTTAGTAAAGCGCCATTAGTAACTCGACCGTCTGTCCTAATGTTGCTGCCCCCGCTCGGAACGCCTTGTAACTCATTCGGAGAAAATCTCTTTTGCATCACCTTCTCTGCGATAGGGCCAAGTAGTCCTATGCCAGTCGTCATAACTGGAGACGGATCAACGTTTCCTCGATCGACGTAATTTACGCCAGTACGCTCTGGAGCATTCCTATACTCATAGTATTGATCACTAGGAGTTACAACTATATCTTCAAATACAGGAATGTTGGAGCGATCAATGTTCGGAGTCGTAATAACGTTACCAGTCTGATCAAATGCTGGAGCTAGCAATCCTCCACGATTGATTAGAGACTGCATGTTTTGGTCAGTGACCGACATTGATTCTTGAGCAAAAGGCGAAGGCTGATAACCTTCATAATCGCCACGAAGCATCCTTCTGGTAGTCTCATCATCTCGAGCTTGCTGTGCGGCTTGCTCTGCTCTAGCAGCCTTAATCTGGGCTGCTATATACTCATCTTCTCGTCTCTGATTCTCGAGGATTGTTGCTTGATCAGTATATTCCATATTTAAAATCCAAGATTTCTAATGTTTAAGAAATTGTTTGGTAATACAACATTTGGATTCTGTGGCCCAGCACGCCCAGCATAGTTACCGCCAAATCCTAAAATGCCATCGTTCCAAGTGACACCGGGAGCCGTCTTTTCTTTAATAAGAGAAAACAGCCCTTTCATTTTTTGAGTATCAAGCTGTCCACCGCCACCGCCTCCAAACGCTAAGGCGTTCATTTCTTGCTGTGTTGGTGGAGGACCGAATGATTGCTTTGGCGCGAACTGCATTAACTGACCAGCAGAGTCACTCATGTACGGAGATGCCACATTAAATCCGCTATATGCGCTAGTTCCGGGAGCCGCATAAGGAGTTTGGCCCCCAGCAAGCATTAGCTCTAGTAATCTTCTTTTTTCTTCTTCAGACATAGTTATCCGACTGGCATGCCAGACGCTAGTCCAGCAATAGAAGTTAACATTCCAAATAAGCCCGGCTTACTGCTAGTTTCCTGAGTTCCTACATTCGGTGCAGCTCCAAGCGCGTTAGTTACATAATTGATACTTGATGCTGGTGCACCAGTGTATCCAGCGTACTGTTGTTTAGCAGCGTCAATAAGCGCCTGTTGCAATCCTTGCTGTAGCGCCCCTTGTTGCATCAAGTTTTGCTGTACTTGCTGACCCATGCCAAAGCCAAGATTAGATATATTTGCCAACTGATTACCAGCTGCGAGCTGCTGTTGCGCCCCTTGCAGTCCAGACTGAACATTGAATTGGTCTGCCGACATTCTGTTTGCAATGTCAGACAATGCCATTTGTTGTGCATTCTGGAATCCAGCTTGCCTTAATCCAGCTGATGACTGAGCTAACTGTTGCGCCACATTCCGGCCAAGTTCTGCCTCAGCAATGCCGTGTCTTGAGCCGCCAAATGCTCCAGCTGCCTGAGCCTGAGCGCCAAGATTGTTTAATCCCATTTGAGCGCCGCGCAGTATATCGGCCTCGTTAGCGCGGATAACTTGCTCTGTAAATGGATTCTGATATTGACCGATGTCTGTCGCGGCCAACTGCCCAGCCTGTACTTGCTGTGGCGTGTAGCCCATCTCAGATGCGGCCCCTAATCCAGCGCCATATATTCCTTGCGCCGCCATCTGATTGATGTTTGGTGCAGCTGGGCCTGATGGAACATATTGTGCGCTTGGAACAGGCCTTGGCTGTCCTGGGAATCTAGTTTGATTATTGGCGACGGCTGGACTCGAACCTGCTGGGCCAATTGCCGCCTGTCCTTGATTAATCAGAGCAGTTGCGGCTCCTGAATTAATTATATTGCTTAATCCTCCACCAGCCATAATTTATCCTTTAAACAAACAATCTGTTATATGCCGCTACTTGCTGTGGTCTACGGCTTTGTAGTTCGGCAAGAGCCTGATCAAACAACGCTCCAGATGAATATCCTTGCATACCGCCAGCGAAAGTTTGTGGCGTTGGCGCCATATTCATCATTGGAGTAATTGTCCCTTGCGGAACGAGTCCAAATGCCTCTGCTGCATTAATATTTGAGCCAAATGCAGCCATTTGAGTTGGATTAAATGCTGCTATGTCAGGCCCGTAATATGGCATATAACCTATTCTTTGAGCCTGTTCAGCACGAGCAATATTGCGCTCAGTTGGCGCTTGCACCCATGCTGGGACTGTATTTTCTGTTTTTTGGCTACCGCCTTTGCCACCGCCGCCCATTTATATCTCCCTTTTAAGCGTTGTAAACTGGTAATTCCAGCCCAATTTGTCTAAAACTCTTTCCCATCCCGGCCTTCCAGCTATAGTCATTGCGGTACATCCGTTAGCCTTGGCGAACTCAGCAAATGGCTCGTTTAGGACTAAAATTTCGTTAAGCCTACCACCAGCTAGGAAAACGTGAAATGTTTTTTTTCTTGGAAATTCCAATATTTCTGTTATCGCACAACTATTCTCAAGAGGCCAAAACTGATAACGGTGACTAAGAACACCAAGAGTAATGTCGTCAAAGTTATGAGTGCCACCGGAATAGTCCAAAGCATTCTCAATCCATACTCGACATCTAACCAACTCTTCAGTGACACTGTTTTTTGGCTCATAACTCATGGGACGTACAACTCACTCACAGATAACGTTACTGACGGTGACGCTGGGCAAAATGCTGTTGCCGCCGTCGTTGAGAGAGAAGCCGCCAAGTCGTCCGTAGCGAACATCGCCTGTAAATAGTCATTTGCATTCACCTCAAATATGCCAGATCGAGCCACAATCTTCTTTTGATTGTTTGACTCAAGAGTTGTCACCATTGTTGAGTTCGCCACATCAGTGCCGTTAACTCTAGGCCAGAAATAAAATGTTTTTGAACTCGATGATGAGGATATAAGTTCAGCAGTAAAACTTAACTCATACACGCCAGATCGATCAAATACAATCTTGCTCGCGTCAGTGCCATCTACCGAGATATTGTGTGAATACGCCGTTGTATCCCATGTGATCGCTGTCGCCGTATTGATTGTTGTAGCAGACTGGCTATTAAAATCGGCAAAGAATCCGTATGAATTCTCGCCGTATGGAACTGGCAAAAACTCACCATCAACTGACAGCACCATGTGTTTCTTGGTCTCGTCCCACAGCATGATGCCGTTCTCGGACGCTGATTCTCCAGTTAACTTAAAGTCTAGTTTGTTTTTAGTGCGAGCAATAAAGTTGTTAAGGCGCTCTGCCCACTCGCGCCAGCTGCCGCCTAACGGTGGAGGAGTTGCGCTCAACGCCTACCTCCCGGCTTCGCCTCTATGCGCATCGTTCCAACTCTCCAGTCTGAGTTGATTGCTGTCTCAACTCTCATCCTCACCTGTCTCCCACTGAATCTGACGCTGGTCGGATTTGACATCGAGAATGATCCGAACTCTGACTCAGTGCCGTTTGGATACAACCTTGTCTTAAACTTAGCAGTAACGTCTCCCTGAGATAACTCGTCTGGAATGAGATCAGTGACGTGCATAATGTTATCACCGTTGCCCAAACTAATCGGCCCTGACTCAACAAACATTGTCGCACCAGAATGGTTAAATCCATACTCTTGGAAATAAAGATTCCCACTTGCATCTGCCCAGATTGGATATCGCAAAATACCTGTGTCAATTGCGGAAGTTCGTGATAACTCACCAATCATCCAGATGTTGTCTTTGTAGTCGTATGCAACGTATCTATTGTTCTCAGTTGAGTCACTGCTTGGATAGAACCACCAGATCTCTGAATAACGACTATTGTGAGTGCCGTAAACTTTACTGACTTGGTTATTGTTTATATCGCGGAATACATGATCGCTGACCTCGCAGTTAAGTTCGCGAACAATTGATCCGTCAAATATAAAGAATCCTTTTTGCCCCATCCAGAATGCGGCCTGATCAACAGCAACGAGAGACTTCGGCGAATCAGTACCGCAAGCCGAGCCAACACGCTCAAATCCGTACACATACGGTGGGCCTTGATAAGTTGCCAAGTGAGCATCAACGTCAGTAACAATCAAAGTACGACCTCGAACTCTCGCCGCAGCCCTAACAGATCCAGCAGTCTGTAACTCTATATCTCCGGCCTCATTCGTTGCCGCCGGAGTCCAAGACGTTAGATCCTCTTTATCGCACCACTGTATCTTTCGTGGATTACTATCTGCGCCCAAGGCGAACAAGAATCGCTCCTCGGTAACAATCAGCCCTTCGTTTCCTGTTGGTGCATTTGCTATTGGCGCGGCAACACCGCCGCCGTCCACGTCCCAAAGATATAATTTCTTATCTGTGGTCGCACACGCAACCAAGTCCTCGCCAAAGTTATCAATTGACCAAGTCGTCGCTGGCAACCAGTTTGATGATGGAGATCGAGGCGTGTTGTAGTATCCGGCGTTATACAAGCCACCGCCGTATCCAGTATTCTGAACTGCGCTCTCTCGACCTACAGAGAATGAAGTCGGAGTTATATCAGTAACAGTGCCAGCAGAACTGATCGCATACAGTTTTTCGTATGTCCCAGCCGCCAAGTTATTGTTGAAGTCTAAATCACGCCATCCGTGCATGCCTCTTGGCGCGGCTCCAATCCCTGACGTTACAAAATCTGTCCATCCACCAACTGGGCGCATACTGCCCTCAGACCAACGAACTAAACTTCCATCACGCCATCGGTTAGACTGCTCAAACTCTGTGCCGTTTTTGTAAACTCCCGGCGGTAACTTCAACGGTATTAAGGCCATCCTATTTCCTTACCATTTGCCAATTGGACACTTCGCCAATTCCCATTTCGTTTTTAAAGCAAGAACGCATCCACACTCAGTGCAAATGCCTAACTTGCTCTTATCGCATTTGTCACAAATGCTTTTTCTTTTATCTTGCGTCTCTTTATCAATTACCATGACAAGAATACAGCGCCCTGACTTCCACTAACACCACTTAATTGTCCAGCAATTACGTTACCGCCTCGACCACCTGATCCATAACCAGTGCCATTATTGCCTCCAGCGCCACCATAATAAACTCCATAACCACTGCCACCACTAACACCGTTTGGTGATCCTCCAGCACCTCCGCCACCGGGCTGTCCAGACGTTCCGCCAGAACCTCCAGTAGCACTCACAGATCCAGAGCCACTAGTCACAGACGATGTCCCACCAGCATAACCGGGAGGATTTCCACCGCAGTTAACAAATCCACGACCAGATCCACCAGCACCGACAACAATTGTTATTGATTCTCCCGGAGTAACCGATAATGATTGATTTGTTCGATAGCCACCAGAGCCACCGCCACCACCGGGGAATCCATCGCCGCAGAACCAAGATGCACTACCTCCACCGCCGCCAGCATAAACAGACACTGTCATGGTAGACACACCAGCAGGAACAGTTAGAGAATATGTACCAGCGCTAGTGTAGCTTTGAGATCCCGGCGTATAAG